AATCTAGTTCCCGTGTGTCCGAATCATCATCAAATGATTCATACAAAGAAGTGGGGAATTCAGACCGTGGCACAGATAAAAGAAAAACTTCGGGGCGTGGGCTAAAGGTGAGCCGCTTGCTTTGGGAGCAAGACATCAAGTGAGTTCGATTCTCACCGCCCCGACTTAGTAGGGCACTTGTCAAGTGCAGATAATTGTAGTATCTTTAATCAGTATGGCGTGTTCTTCCATCGGTTAGGAAACCTGACTTTCACTCAGGTAAGACGGGTTCGACTCCCGTACGCGCTACTTGTAGTACGATGGGCTGTGGAATCCGGTCAGGCATAATCCTGTTCAATGTATATTCCCTCCTGTAGCTCATCGGTCAGAGCAGTCGCCTTATAAGCGACCGGCAGCTAGTTCAATTCTAGCCGGGAGGATTTAGAAGTTTGAAAATCGTTATTCCCCTTTCGTCTAACGGCAGGACAGCGGCCTTTGGAGCCGTGAATCGTGGTTCGAATCCATGCGGGGGAATTTAAAACAAATTGTATGAGGGCGGAAAAGTATCCGAGTCCACCCCGCCAGATGTGTAATGTAGGCGACTCTCGGTCCTACCATACAATTTGTTTTATACAATATTAAATACGCCCTTGACAGATACATAACACCAATATATACTTAAGGGGTAGTACTTTGCGGTTCTAGTGTAATAGATAGCACGGTTGGCTTCCAGCTAACAAGTCCGGTGCAACTCCGAGGAACCGCTCTTTTTTGATGTATAAAAGGACTTTATCTTGACGGGTAAAGTCCTTTTTCACTTTGGAGGTTATATGAAACATAATGAAGTTGACCTAACACAAATGTCACACGATGATTTTGATTTTATGGTACTGGAAACTCGGGAAAAGTTATCTGATGCCCACGCCCAATCCTTAAAAGAACAACGAATTCGTCAATTAGAGTCTATTAATAACCAATAATAGACTGACTTGACGTATTAACTTGGATGAGGTATATTTAGTAGTATACCCGTTATGGAGAATATTATGGAAAAGCCGATAACCTATGTAAAGGCCACGGAGGACAACAGTTGTGTCCCTGCGTGTCTTGCTATGGTTACTCATAAAACATTGAAACGTGTATTGTCTGATATTTATGAGTATTGGGAGGCAGAAGGCAAAATATCGGGTACGACCAACGATATTGTTGATGAGTATTTAGCACAAAACGGATATGCAATACAACGAATTAATTACGAATATTCTCCCGCTAAGTTATTGATTGATGGATGGCCGATTGACCCGTTTGCACCTATCCATATTGTCGATGTATGGTCATCAAACCCAGCAGGAATGCACTCAGTTGTAATGGATAAATCTGGTAAAGTCTACGACCCATCCAACAGACGTATGAAAACGCTATCACAGTATCAACGAGTATTTGCTATCACCGGTGTTTGGAAAGTCTCGGACACCACACTTATCGCCATCACAAAGGAGTAAGCTATGACATTCGCAATCAAGAGTATTTTTGTAATTGCCGCTGGTGCTGTATTGTATTTCGTCGCCAAGCATTTGTTTGAATCTCCAGCGGGTACCACTCCACCAAGCAAGGGTGGGCAATCTACGGATGAAAGTACCTCGGGTACTGCGCAACAATAAATAGATTTTCGGGCGCGCCTGGTTTCGACGGGATGTAGAGGACTAAACTTTGTATCTGGTTTGGTAATACCAGTAAAACAGACCAAAAAACATAACTGCTAACAACACACTAGCACTCGCTGCTTGAGCTTCGGCTCGTAGCGTGATAAGTTAATCTGAACTGTGTAGGGTTGACTTATTACATCACACGGTATATTATTAGAGAGTGGATTGGTATCTAGTAATGAACATTTCAATCCTCCCCACAACTGCATTTGCTTCTTAATGAGGATGTGGGTAAATATATAAGAAGCTACGTACATAAAAGTTTAGTAGGAAGCAGTCTCGGACGGGGGTTCGACTCCCCCCGCGTCCATTTAATCGGTTTGTGTTAATAATTTATCAATGGAGAACGGAATGAAATTATTCCAAATTATTACACAATGGTTTTCTAACCAGAAAGCTAGTAGTACTGAATATAATGAAAACGTATTGAACGAAATGTTTATCTCTATCATGCGTGAAATAGAACACTCACGTACACTAGGAGAGTTACTGCAGTCCAGACAGTCAATTCGGGAGTATCACGAAACTGTTGTAGAGTTTAACTCACCTGTATCTTCGGTCAATAAGGGCAAGTTATTAGATGCAAAATGGAATTTAAAATATCGGTTGTGGAAATTAACCAAATACTAATATGATAAGACGCAAAGTACAGAAAGTATCTGCTGAAATGAAAAAGTCATACCGGAAGGGTATGCGTAAATACTTGATATGTAAAGAATGTAATTTGCATGAAGTATTGGTATCGTTTGAAATTGGAGCAGTAACATGTGGTAACTGCGTTCAAAAAATGGTCGGCGCACCCGCAGGAATTACACCAAAGTCCCCAGACGAAAAATTTCCTCGTGGGTGGGCATTAAAGGCACGATATGTACATACCGACGGAAGAGTATTTGAACGGGGAAAGGCAACAGACGAGATAGTACAGGCAGAACCGAAGGTGGTACGTACACATCGCAAGGTAAAGACCAAGAAATCGGTTACCCGTGTAATCAAGAAAAAGAAAACTTCAAAGAGAACGTGATATGTTAAATTTGCCGAACAAGCCATTTTCTGTGATTCGAAAATTTTTACGAGATAATGAAATACTTGTGTATCGGTATATGGTATGGGCAATATATCAAGCAGTCAAGTCGGGTGAAACTAAAGCCGAACTATTCTCTTTTGCTGGCGGCGTCAATATCGCCGTAGTACAATATGTGGATTATGAAAAGGTATTACTCGACGGGATTGAAAAATTTACTATAGCAGAAGACACAACGTACGTAGCACTGACATATCAGATATTAGATAAATTACGAGTAGAACAATTTCTTAACGAGAAACCAACGGAATAATTATGGGACTAGAATCTACGCGATGCGTAGTTCTCAATGCCACGTATGAACCCATTACAATTGTTTCATCCAAACGAGCTTTACTATTGTTCCTTGACGGTAAAGCTACAATTGTAGAAGAACATCCGGACTTGGTGGTGCGGTCACCGAATCGGACGTTCCCTGTACCAACAAGTATTGTATTAAAACAATATGTAAAGGGACGAGTGATATTCAGAACTAAGGCACTATTGACACAACGAAACCTATTCATCCGAGACCAGTACACATGCCAATATTGTTTACGACATCGACGTGAATTAAAATCTAGTGAATTTCTCACCCGAGACCACGTAATTCCCCACCATTTAAAAGGAAAGGACGTATGGGAAAATGTAACAACTAGTTGTAACAGCTGTAACAACAAGAAAGCATATTTCTCGTTGAATGAATGTGGAATGGTATTAGCAAAACCCCCCGTGGCTCCAACAATCTTTGAAATTTGGACACGACAACAGAAAAAACTATAAAATAAGGAATGGTTATGACAGAAGAAAAAGCACAAGTAAATTTTGATAAGTTTATGGCGTTTGTGAAGGCGGACTCCCGCGCCGACCAACTTATCGCAATGTATGAAGATTTTGGTGATGAGTTAAGTCTCGCACCCGCCTCTGGAAAGTCGTATTTTCATAACGCATTTCCTGGTGGATATTTGGACCACGTAGTACGAGTTACCGAAACAGCATTGCAACTGTCAAAGGTGTACAAGAGTATTGACGGTGATATTGATTTTACAAAGGAAGAATTGGTGTTTGCCGCACTTCACCATGACCTCGGTAAGCTGGGTATGCCTGGTGCATATCCGTACTATGTAGACCAAGATTCCGATTGGCATAGAAAGCGCGGGGAACTATATAAGCAGAACGAGCATTTACAATATATGAAGGTGCCTGACCGCGCATTAATGGTACTACAGAGCTATGGTATTAAACTCACTCAGAAAGAATGGTTGGGCGTCAAGTTGTCTGACGGTATTTATGATGATGGCGCAAAGTCGTATTTGATTAATTATGCTCCATATGCAATGAAGACCTCATTACCCCGCATCATTCACTGGGCCGATCATATGTCAAGTCAGAGCGAAAACGACAATTCACGATTCTAAAATAACGTATAATATAACCGTTCGCAAACCTGTGGACGGTTATATTTATAGTAGACCTGTACACTAGGGATTGGTCACCCATAACAAGACACAATATTGGGAAGGTTATACTATGGTGAATTTAGATTATTCGGTGGACTTTACATGTGCATCCGCATACTCACAGAAAATATGTGATAGTGATGTTACTTTAAACGAAATTAAATTAATTTGCGATTGTATTGTTGAAAATAATATCAAAAATTATTTAGAGATTGGTGTATATCGTGGTGCATCAATGTATGGTATAGTAAAATTGTTTAAACTACATGGATATGAACTGGATGCATATGGGTATGATTGTTTTGACGCAGGACCGCACACAGACATAGAAAATAGTCATACCTCGGGGTGGCCATCACAGGAGATGGTACAACATATCGTAGATTCCGCTGGTAAGGTTAAATTAATAGCAGGAGACTCTCGTCTTATCAATAAAGTCATCACGGATATGAAATTTGACTTTGTGTTCCATGATGCAAATCATACAAAAGAAGGCGTAATCGCAGATTTGCTTGTATTAAAAGATATATTAAATCCAAATGCGTTCGTAGTCGTACATAACAGTGCATACGACGAACCACACAGAAACTTTGGTGGAAAATCTGCCATAGACTCTTTGGTAGCGGACGGACACTATAAATTTATTAAAACGGCAGATTCCGCAACGCTTCTACAACTCGTATAATAAATTTATTGATATGTATAGTATAACCGTTCGCAAACCTGTGGACGGTTATATTTATATTAGACCTGCATCACTGGGATGGGGTCTTTTACCCGTGACGCCTAATATTGGGGTCACATTATATAGGAGGTCATTTATGACTCGTTTAGTATTTCACCCGTTTAATTCCACTGTATTAAACAACCGAGATAGTTTTATTGGAACTTTTGATAAGGTGTTTGATGAACTTACTCGTACCACATTTCCCGAAGTATTTAAGCATATTGGGGCGGAACCGTTTGGTAAATCCGCCTATCCGAAAGTTAATGTTATTTCACATGAACATTCGGTAATCATTGAAGCAGAATTAGCTGGATTTACAAAAGAAGATATTAACATTGAAGTAAATGAAGGTGTACTTACTGTCTCGGGTGGAGCATCGCAAACAACCGAGCAAACTGATAAATCTGTTTATCTACTACGAGAGCTTAAAAGAAGTTCATTTAGTCGCTCCTTTACGCTCGGGGATCAGTTGGATGCTTCCACCGTTGACGCTTCATTTGATAATGGGTTATTGATTATTTCTATCCAAAAGCTAACAAAGGAGCCAGCAAGTAAAAAGGTTACAATTAAGTAATATCATTAAACCATGGAGGTTTTTATGAGTAGTTGCTTAACCCAAACTAGTCACATAACACACGTAACCGATTAACCAGGGGGTGATCACATCGGTTACGTTACGGCACAAAACCTTTACAGACTTAGGAAACTGAAAATAAAAATGGGTCGGACTTGCAAGGGTTCGGCCCATTTATTTGGAGAGTATATGAAAGATTTAGTACAATTTAAAACACTAGTATTTGTTAGTGCGATGTTCATTACCGCATGCGCAGCGGTTTTTTCTGTTACGGGAATCGGTAAATTATTTGCGGGGGCAGCACTATCCGCAATGATAATGGCATCTGCACTGGAATTTGGGAAAATCGTGAGTATTTCATTTTTATACCGATATTGGAAGGAGATGAATCGGGCACTAAAAATATACTTAGTCATATCCAGTATGGTATTAATGGTTATCACCTCGGCGGGTATTTACGGATATTTATCGTCTGCGTATGCAAAAGTAGCGGTGGGGCCGTTGAAAACTACTGCTGAAATCTCCACGTTAACATCTCGTGCTCAGACGGTTGACCAAGATATCAACAGAAAAACAACACGATTGACCCAGTTAAACGAATTGCGAACGCAACAAGAAAATCGGTTGGATAATCTTATCTCTAAAAGTGTGGCGGGTACAAATACAACGATTAAGACCGCACAATCTCAGATGGCACAATACGATAAAGATGTCCGAGATTTGCAAACCAATATTACAAAGCTGTCCGAAATTCGGGATAGTTTAACATCCGTCAAATCGGTAAAAGAGGTAGAAATCAACAGTAATTCCGATATTGGAACGTTCGTATATATTGCGAAAATTTTCAATCTTCCGTTGGATACTATTGTGAAATGGTTTACGTTCGTCATTGTATTGGTATTTGACCCGCTCGCAGTTGCATTAATAATAGGGTTTAATTTCTTGGTAAAGAAAGATGAATTAATATCTGTTATTATACCCAATATACCAACCTTATCCGACGAGCCACCGACACGCCTCCCGTTGTCGGTGGGGATACCCGACCCAATAGACGAACCGGAGGTAGTTAATACGTCAGAACCAATTATAGCCCCAACAAACCCTACCCTAGAGGTGATTAATTCTCGTCGAATAGACGGTCAATACTTTAGCCGAGGAGACTTTGATTGGTCTAAAACTGACCTATGGCAATCTGACCCAAAAGCCGTAGAATACTATAATTACCGTATTAAAAATAGGACTTGACAATTAACTGTTTAGTGGGTATATTTTAGTATATACCTAACATCGGAGGAATTGTGCCTCATCAAGTCGGTTATTGCTGTATCAATACTACACTCAATAAACAAGGCATCACAACAGGTCGTACAATGCGTAAAGCAACCTTTGACCAAAAAGGTTTAAGTTACGCATCCGAACTCGCATTGCAAAATGCTCACGACCTGTTACGTATTATCCGGTGGAATGTTGACAACAATGTAAATGTATTCCGTATGGGGTCTGGTATTTTTCCGTGGGCATCGCAATACGATAATTTTACTAATCTTCCTGATGCAAAAAAAATTACGGATATTCTCCAAGAAGCTGGCAAGTTAGCTACCGCATCAGGCCAACGCATTACTGCGCATCCTGACCATTTTGTTAAATTAGCATCCACAAAACCCAATGTTGTTGAAAATTCTATTAACGAATTACATATGCATTCGTTTGTGTTTGACTTGATGGGACTATCCGGTACCCCATATAACGCTATCAATATTCATGTAGGGATGAATTTCTCAGAAGAAACGGCTGACCGGTGGATTACCAGTTATAATAAATTGCATCCTCGGTGTAAGTCTCGTATGGTTGTAGAAAATGATGACAAGGCATCTGGGTTTTCTATAATTCAATTGTTCACGTATTTACATTCTACGTTAAATATTCCTATTACATTTGATTATTTTCATCACCAATTTCACCCCGATGGGTTGTCTACCCAAGATGCGGCAGAACTTGCGGCAGGTACATGGCCAGATGGAGTTACCCCGTTGTTCCATTATAGTGAGTCCAAAAATCTTAACGAAAATGTTATGGGAAATCCACGAGCACATTCGGATTATGTATTCAAAAAAATTAACGATTTCGGTATGACGTTGGATATTGACCTTGAAGCAAAAGCAAAAGAATTAGCACTATTCAAGTATAGGAGTCTTGTATGATTAGTTACGCTATTACAACACATAACGAAGGGGAATACATCCAAACGCTCCTTGACCAATTGCTCACCACTGATAATGAAATTGTTATTGTGGACGACTTCTCTACCGATGACGATACCCGACACATTCTGGATAGGGCACAAAAACTTGGGATAAAGGTCAAGCAACATGCATTAAACAATGATTTCGCCCAACAGAAAAATTACTTGACAAGCCTATGTACAGGCGAGTATATTCTACAGATAGATGCAGATGAAACATTACACAGTAATCTCTTACTCAATCTAAATGAATTGGTAACAGAGAATACTGTGGATTTGATATTTGTACCGCGTGTGAACATTGTAAATGGGTTGACCGAGGCAGATATTCAGAAATGGCATTGGCACGTGAACGAGTTGGGGTGGGTACAATTTCCAGATTATCAAGGTCGTATTTATCGGAATCACCCGTCAATCCAATGGCAGGGAAAAGTCCACGAACAGATTACTGGAGCACAAATGGTAGCAGCATTACCAGCAGAAGAAGAATGGGCATTCTATCATATTAAAGATGTGAATAGACAACGTAAACAAAATGAATATTATGCAGGATTGTGAGGGAGTATGACAAAAACAGCATTAACATACGATGACATTCAACTCGTACCCATTTACAGCGATATTGAATCGCGGACTGCTATTAATCTAAATACACAACTTAGTAAAAACTATAAGCTAAAAATTCCATTGATTGCTAGTCCAATGGATACCGTATGTGAAAATGAGATGGCAATTGCGATGGCACATCTTGGTGGGGTCGGGTGTATTCATAGATTTATGACTATCGAAGAACAGCGTGCACAGGTGAATACCGTATCAAATGCGATATATGCAACATATCCAATGTCAATGTACACTCCAATTATGGCAGCAATTGGTGCCAATGGTGATTATCTGGAACGAGCGCAAGCGTTAGTAAATGCTGGCGCAAACGTTATTTTGATTGATGTAGCACATGGTCACCATATTTATGTTAAGACGGCAATTCAACAGTTGAAAAAGACATTACCATCCCACGTAGATATTATTGCAGGGAATGTAGCAACTGCTCAAGGTGCAGAAGATTTGGAAAATTGGGGAGCCGATGCAATTCGGGTTGGCGTGGGTGGTGGTTCTTTATGCTGCACTCGGATTAAGACCGGATTTGGCGTTCCCAACGTAACTTCACTAGAAGATGCGGCTCGCACGGTGAAGGTTCCAGTGATTGCCTGTGGTGGTATTCGGTCAAGTGGGGATATCGCAAAGGCACTCGCGGTTGGCGCAAGTTCGGTCATTCTCGGCTCACTATTAGCAGGGACGAAGGAAGCACCTGGACAGATTATTGAGAACGCCAGTGGACTGTATAAACGATATCGTGGTGCGGCATCGTTAGAAACCAAGATTACCCATAACCAGCATCAGCGAAACGTTGAGGGTGAATCTACCGTAGTACCATTTAAGGGTGGCGTAAAATTTATTATTGAAGGATTGGAAGATGGACTGCGGTCGGCATTATCGTACGCAGGAGCACGGAACCTATCAGAATTCGCACCAAAATATGTGGCGGTCACTAATGCAGGTATGCGTGAGGCAAAACCACATCTTCTCTAGCCGGAGGACGTATGAAACAAATATTCGCAATACTCGTAGTACTTAGTATTTTAGTACTGGCAGTAAAAAAAGAAGAACATATCCCGACTGCGCCTGTATATTCCCAACCCACGGAGATGGAGAAATTCATTCACCAGATATCATTACGGGAGAGCGGAAACAAACGAACAGCGGTGAATAAGTACGGTATGATGGGGAAATACCAGTTTGCATGGAGTACCGTTCGTATGCTGGGATATAAAATTACCCAAAAGCAATTTCTCGCAAATGCAAAGCTACAAGACACCGTAATGGTCTCCTATATGCGAGAAAATAACAGAGAACTTGGTGGTATTATTCGTAGATTTAATGGTAAGATATTTAAGGGTATTTATATTACCCGAGCAGGAATCTTGGCCGCCGCCCATTTGGCGGGGTCAACAAACGTAAAACAGTTTTTCGCAAATGCTGATTATAATGGACGCACTGATGCAAATGGAACCTCCATTCGTAATTATTTGACCGAATTTAACAAATATAATCTGAGGGAAAATTTCTAATGTTTATTTTTCTGGTAGTACTTTCAAGCAGTCTCAATATCGTACTTGGTATTGCCGTATATAATCTTTTGAAAAAGAATGAATCGCTGGAATCGGCAATTGACGATTTTTATAAGGGATTGGTGGTAACTGTACGACTTATGCGTCATTTTGATGATAGACAAATCTTTGAAGGTGACGATGAGGTAGGATACGTATTTAAACAATTATTGGAATGTATCAATCAACTGGATGCATTCGTTATGGAGAGTACAGATGGTAAAACCGAAGCCGAGCAAAGTATACTTCTCACTTGAGACAGAAGCAGCAATTATTGCATACAATAAATCAGTTGACCTAGACGAACGAGAATTAATATATCGGTCAAAAATACAAATACCGTTAGATAAATTAGCGGAAAATGTCATAAATCGGTTTAAGTTCCCTTATATGGAAGGCACCTTTGATGAGATTAAAGCTCAGGTGGTTTCCTTTTTGGTTATCAATCTTCATAAATTTACTGAAGGAAAGGGGAAAGCATTCTCATATTTTAGTATCATAGCTAAAAACTATCTTATATTACATAATAATAATTCATACAAAGAAGAAAAGCGAGTACTCTATTTCCAAGACCAAAATGAAGATTCATTCTCGCTAGAAGAAATGCTTACAGTAGAACCTGATGTGAAAGATACCAACGTTGATTCACGAGAACTCCTCAAGCTAATAGTAGAATATTGGGAGTTTAATCTCACCATAATCTTCAAAAAACCGCGTGATATTGAGATTGCCTCCGCTATTATTAAGCTTATAGAACGAGTGGATAACATAGAAAACTTCAATAAAAAGGCACTGTATCTTATGATACGGGAAATGACCACCCATAAGACTGCGCATGTAACAAAAGTCATCAATAAGATGCGTCCCCGTATGATTAAAATGATTAAAGAATACCGCCAGTTCGGACATCTCTCTGACCCAACCACCTATTTTGTATATAAAAAGTAATTGTTATCTATTTATAGTATAGGAATTTAGGAGGTTTATATGGATATCAATTCAGAAATCTATGACGGGAAAAGTTTAGCGGACATTTTCACAGAAATCCACAAAAACACGGACAGTAAGCGTGTTCAAATTAACACGTTTATATCAAAAATGGTTCAACTGATACGCACTCCTGAGGATGCTGCGGTCATTGGACCAATTGTGCAATCATTTATTGAAACAAATGTTAAGAATGATGAACATCTTATTCGTGTTGCCCAAATTGCACAACGATTGATGGTCATTAATGGAAAATCAAAGGAAACCTTAGATTCTTTACTTACCGAAGAAGAAAAGCAATCATTACTGAAGGATATCAAGATTGAAATTAATGAATTGCAAGATGACGTAAAGGATATGGACGATATGTTTGCTGGGGCAGCCTAAATGACAAGAACTTTTGGAACTGCAATACCGTATAACTTTGACATTAACCAACCTGGTGCCTCAGATTTTCCACGGTTTGCTATCCAAACGCCATACCCATATATGGATGGGTTGGTGGAAGATATTATTATTAATGAAGCTCACGAACTGCATGCTACTGACGGAAGTAATGTCGGACAGGCAAAGATTCGGCTACTTCCACAGGACTTGAAAGTATCGTTTGAAGAATTAAACTGGGTTAATCCAATAGAAACCAACCTACAAGAATATCCACTGAAAAATGAAATTGTATTGGTATTTTACTCAATGGGACAATTATATTACACCAGAAAATTAGCGGTAACACGAAAAATTACCGAAAATTCGTATCCTGGGATATCCGAACGATATAGTCCACCGTCAAAACAGGAAAATAATACTTCCATGCGACTTGCTGCGTTAGGAATATCCCCCTATACGCCACATTCTACCACGAAACCGTTTTCACTGGGGACGTATTTTAAAGAACATCCAACCGCACACCCACTTCGGCATTTTGAGGGGGATTTAATTATCCAAGGTCGGTTTGGAAATTCAATTCGGTTTGGATCCAGTCAAATTTCTGACCCACTAACCGCAATACCAGAACCAAATATTTTGATTAGTGTGGGACAACATACTCCAACCGAAACGTCAACAAAGACCAGAACACCAACATCACGTGTACTGGAAGATATAAATGACAATAGTAGTTGTATCTGGTTAGTAACAGACGATAAAATACCGTTTAATCCCGCTACGTTGTCTACTCACTCCACAAATCCGGCACATTTACGGTCTACACCGAACAAAATCTCGGAGTGGATGGGGCCACAAATATTTATTAACTCAGACCGTGTAGTACTTAATAGCAAGAAGAAAGAGGTCTCGGTATTCTCCAAGACCGAGATAAACCTCTCAGCGATAAAGGATATATCATTGGATTCTGAGGGCAATATTAATCTATATGCCAACCGAAGTATACGATTGTTTTCTGACGGCGATTTGGAGTTGAAGGGTGATAATATCGCCATAATATCCCGAAAAGACCTGGCACACAAAGCGTCAGGTAACTACTCTATTTTAGGAAAGAAGATATTTATAGGTTCGGGGAATGATGCATCTCAACCGATGGTATTGGGTGGAAGCCTTGCAATATTCCTCCAAGCTCTACTTAAAACGTTATTGACTCCGGCTAGTATTGTAACTTTATCCGGTCCTGCCAGTTTTAATCCGATTGTAATTGCAACACTTACAGGATTACTACAGACATTGGGGTCGCCGATAGCACCGCAATCGGCTATATTCAATAGTAAAGATAACTTTGTATCACGCACGAACCTAGTATGAGTAATGAATTCCAAGGTATTCAACAAAGTTTGGATAAAGCGGGTGAAGATGTTGCTGCCCTTTCTGGTAAAGCTGCGGAAACGCAACAAAAATTGAATGAGATAAACGAAGTCGGAAAAATTTTAAAAAATTCTAGAACAGCATTATTACCTATTGTATTACCTGATATAATATTTGATACTATAAATTCTGGAGTTGATGCATATACAAATATCGCAGGTAAATTTGGTCCACGATATCAATTATTTAACACACGGCTTATAAAAGAAGAAACAAAGACACAAAATGATATCGTTGCAGTAATATATACGCTTGAAACCTCGGATAGCAATAACTTTATACCATCCGATATCAATGGGATGATGGTGGAGTTAAAATGTAATCCTGTAACAAAAGAAGAAAGCAGTAGGAAAACCACAGGATATAATAAAGCAGGTGACCCAGTAGTAACAGTTAATTGGACATGCCTTTCACTAACCCCAGTTAACGAAACAAATGGGGTGCATTCGACGATAGAGAAAATAGAAAAATCGGTGGCAGATGCTAAGAGTAAAATACATAAACCAAGTATACCCAGTATACCAAAAATAACAGTAGCGGGTATAGTTACAGCACTACTACCAGACCTGCCAACATTTCCGTTAGAACTACCAACGAACGCAGATGTGACAGAATACGTGGAAAATAAAATAACAGTATTGAAGAGAAAACAACAGTCCGCTGTAATTCAAAAAAATAAAATAGATGTGGCACAATCAAAAACGCCATTTACACGGATGAATGAACAGATAGCAGCGGGTAATAGAACAAATAATAACAGAGGATAGTACTATGGACAAAACATTATTTAAAGCATATGTACGAGAAATGGTCAAGGAAGAAGTGGAAAATGAAGTACGAAAAGTTCTACCGAAACTTCTTGGGGAAGCAGTGGCAGAAGTAAAATCTTTACAAGAAGTGGCCGCACCAGTAAAATCAAAGCCAAAATTCAATAGAAATGAATTGGCGGCAATGATGGGGTTGGAACGTGACGGTGACACGATTCGTGCAACCACGGTCATGCCAAATATTCCGGAGGGTATTAGCCCAGATAATGTTGCACTTCCTGCAATTAACCGAGATTATTCCGCAGTGATGAAAGCTATGGGAATAACCAAGTAATATGCCAGCTCCTACTGGTATTGGAATTACGCTACCGTTTCGCCGGGGAAATACCGGTATGTTTGAAACGTCTACCACATTCGTTCAGCAAACAAAATCAAACTTTAAAAATTTGGTATTGACAAAAAAAGGAGAACGAATTCATCACCCAGATTTTGGATGTGATATTTGGAAAATAGCGTTTGAACAAATGACAGATGAAAATCTAGATAAAGCCAGACTTACTATTGTAGATGCAGTGGACAGATGGTTACCGTATTTGGAACTTATGAATTTTCAAATAAATAAAAATGCAGACAATGACTACAATAAGATACAAATATTTTGTAGTTATAGATTTAGAAACAATCCCAATGTTACCGACTCAGTAGACTTCTCTCTATTATAATATTTTCGGAGCCATAGATGGCAACCAATCAGCAAGTTGTAATGCAACCTAGACCAAATGTTAAGCAAATTAATTATCTAGCAAAAACATTTACGGATTTTAGACAAAATTTAATTGAATTTTCTAAAGCATACTACCCTAACACGTATGCGGATTTTAATGAAGCATCTCCTGGTATGATGTTCGTTGAAATGGCCGCATATCTGGGTGATGTACTGTCATTTTACATAGATAATCAATTCAAAGAAAATCTACTAGCCTATGCAGAACAACCGGAAAATATCGTAACCCTATCTCAATTTTTGGGATATAAGCCAAAACTTACGTCGGTTGCATCTGCAACCGCAACCGTATACCAACTCGTACCAGCAACAACTAAAAATGGGGTATTTGTCCCCGATTCAAAGTTTTTACTCCGAATTGCGGCGGGGTCTACATTCTCTACCAATGACCAAGCTTCCGCACAATTTCGGTTAATGGAAGATGTAGATTTTAGTGATACAGTCGGCAGACAAGTCATTATTAGTTCAACCACCCCAAGTGGTAATCCATATTTTTATGTAGTAACCAAACAAGCTAACTTGTCTGCGGTGGTAGAAAAAACTACTACCTTCGCATTTGGAAGTCCACAAAAGTTTGCGTCTGTATTACTTCCAACCGAAAGTATTGTGGGGATTACTTCAGTAACCGATTCCGATGGAAATGATTGGTATGAGGTAGATTATCTTGCACAAGATACCATAACATCAACTATTGATGTAGTAGATAATAGTGAAACTGGGGCGTTACCTTCCGCAAAATTACGACTTAAAAAAGTCCCGCGCCGGTTCGTTACCCGAATTACACGAGACCTTCGTACCCAATTAGTATTTGGATCGGGGACCACGAACTTAGCAGATACCAACACCACGGTAGATTCTCGTCAAATCGCCAATTCCCAATATGGAAATACCATACAAACTCAATTGGCAAATACGGCAATTAACAATGTCAATTTTCTAAACTCATCTGCCTATGGAGTCTCCCCCACCAATACAACACTAACCGTAAATTATTTGGTTGGTGGTGGGGTCGCAAGTAATACACCAACCAATACTATTGTAAATATTGGTAATATCACACTGTTAAACGATACCACGGTATACTCCACAGCTGACTTAAATGCCTTCAATGCGGCATATCAAAGTCTATCAATAAACAATGACCAACCAGCAACGGGTGGCAATGATGGGGAAACCTTATCAGAAATTAAAGAAAACGCACTGGCATTTTTTAACGCACAAAACCGAGTCGTAACCGCTGAAGACTATACAGTACGGGCATATGCATTACCCGCTACGTATGGACATATTGCAAAAGCGTATGCAATCCGAGATGAGCAGATTAATAATATCCTTACGGCACAACAAGGACCTGGTCAACGGTCATACGTAGATAATCCAGTTCGTCCCAACTCCATTAATTTATATGTATTAGGATATGACAACTATGGAAAGTTAACCACACTGAATACGTTGGTTAAGCAAAATTTGTCTAAGTATCTTGAACAATATAGACTACTGACCGATGATATAAATATTTTAGATGCATTCGTGGTCAATATCGGGGTGAACTTTAGTATCACCGTATTTAAAAACTACAATGTAAATGATGTACTTGCCCGTGCAATTGGGGAAATTCAAAATTACTTTGATACCTCCAAATGGACAGTTAATCAACCCATCATTGTATCTGATTTAGTCTATAAGGTAGGGTCAGTAGATGGTGTACAAAACGTGAAGAGTCTGGAAATTGTAAACAAGTATAAGTTCCACGATGGAAGCAACTATCAAGATTATCGGTATTCAATAGATGAAGCAACGGTTAATGGTATCATATACCCATCACTTGACCCGTGTATATTTGAACTCAAATACCCACAGAGTGATATTGTCGGGAGTGCTGTCCAATGAGAACATTTATAGTACCAACAAAAGATACTACGATATATCAAGCATTCCCAACCAATAATTCAGGGTTTGATGAAATATTGGAAATTGGAAAGGTTGTAGACACTACATTAGTTGAACCGAATTATACGGGTAGTTCTGCACGGTCATTACTATATTTTAACTTACCAACCACGGCAAGTGTATCTACGGGGTCAAATTATTTTTTAAATTTGAAATTAGCAAATGCTAGTAATGTACTACGTAATCAAACATTGGTGGTCTATCAAATTTCGCAATCATGGGATGAAGGTAGTGGATTTTTCTACGAAAATGTAAAAAATAGTAACGATGGGGCAACATGGAACCAATTAGGTTCCTATACATCGTGGAGTCGGGCAGGGGGAACATTCCTTACTGCGTCGGTCTCGGCAAGTACTAGTTTAAATACATACCCATTAGAAGATATTCGGATTAACGTTACCAGTATACTACAACCGATTGTTAACGCCAATAGTGCATCATACGGGTTGGCGATACAATTTCCAGCAGCAGATGAAGCTGATATCAATAATATGGGGAACATTAAAGTGTTCTCGGCACAAACTCACACGGTACATCAACCCACACTGGAAATCGCCTGGGATAACCAAACATTCATAACCGGTAGTCTTGCGGTAATATCGACCTTGAATGTAAAAGTTACACCAACCAATATAAAAGAAATATACACACAAGGTGATATTGCTCGTATTGATTTAAATGTTCGAGATGAGTATCCACTTAAATCATTTGATAGTACCTTAAGATATAAAAACAAATATTATCTTCCATCCTCATCATATTATTCAGTGGTAGACGTTCAGAGTAATATAACAGTCATTCCGTTTGATAGTTATTCTAAGATACATTGCGATGGAACAAGTTCGTATGCAGTATTAGATACGTCCCCTCTATATAAAGGACGATTCTATACGCTACGATTCAAATCAGATTGGAACGGATATTCACGAACGATTGGCAACGGTACCATATTCAAAATTGACCTATGAACACTCTTATAACGACGATAAACACACGTAATCCGGATAGCAGTAGTATTCAAACAAAGAGTACTATTGATATTTCATTTTCTATGGCAGAATTATCGTCTTCAAAAGTTATTATGTCATCATCTGCGAATTACGCCTTACAATTGAAACCCAACTATACTACGAATGGATTGGTATTGGAAGTTCCACGTACACAAGACGCAATACTAAGTAGCGAAGGATATTACACACCCGTATATACCGAAAAAATCAATTACGACCAATGGAAATTGAAGATTAACAAAGTTTTCCTAGAGCTTACTTAATATGGCAAATCAACAAAATTTTAAAACGAATATCCAAACGGCATCGACCCAATATACCAAATACTCGGTCTCGCGTATATTTGACAACAAACGAGATACGTTGTTGGATATGGAAATCCCAACAAATGTTGCAAATTTAGAAAAAACAAACATAGAGATAAATTTTTATAGTTTGTTTGATAACTCATTGGTATATTCTGATGTAGTACCGGCGTCGGTGGGAGCAATATCAACCGAAACATTCCAATATACAGACGGAACCTCCAGAGTATTACTGTTCATTGATTTTTCAAAATTAGTAGCGTATGCATTTCCACAAGGACAATATCAAGTTGTATTCAATTTCTTTGAAGATGAAATTGGGTCATATACAGATAAAAAATTAATGGTATCACAGATATCCATATCTAGATCGGAAGTAGAATTGGAATATATAGGAGCACCTGCTGACGGCGAAATCGCACAGTTTATCTCACCACAAATTAACAATATGTGGGTAGTTGATGCATTAAAGCAAATATTCAATCAACTTGATAATCAAACATCAGCAATTCCCACCGTGAGTACCGCACTAAATTCCACATTACTGTTTAATTACATGCCACCAGAAATGGTATCGGCAATAAATGTAAATGGTATTACAAATGAAGTAACGTCCAGTGCACAATTTTTATTGGATAGCGCATATAAAAATTGTATTGCATGTTTAAATGGTAAACCAATTACCGATAACAAACCGCATATGACAATAGACAAATCTACCACACGATTTACACAAGAAATGCTTATTAACTTGGTAACTTCGGAGTTAGATAATGTATTTTCCACGCTACAACAACCCACTACCTTTAAAATAGTATGATACAAGACATAGAAGCTATAGATGGTGGTACGGATTCAACGGGAACCACCGTAGTCGGGGGTACTACGGGAGGTACTGGCACTTCAAGCACATCGGGGGGAACCAGCGGAACGTCGGGTAACACATCAATTATACCTATCGCTAATCAACTTACGGTATCTGATTCGCAAGTTCGCTCGGCATTTTCATATACACCAAGTACAATTGAAGTTAATTATATGCAACATTATGGGGATGCGTATATAGAGGTTCCCATTACGGTAACTAACGCATCAAAAACATTCGCACTACGGATATATCCGGACATTGCAAATGAAAACATAAAAATTTATGCATCGGGTAGTACTAATGATTCACAACCATTGAGCAGTACAAGTGCATTTATATTACAAGCAAATAGTACTAAAGACTTAATTTTACGAGAGACAACAAAAGTTGCATCCACCATTGGAGACGGGTACACAGAATTACGGGAGATTGGGGTGTATTCACAAAATCTAAACTTTGTTGTAACCGCAGTAACTTTACCAAAGACCAAATAAATACGACTTACTCGGTAACTATACATGAGCAATAAGATAATTGTAACGTGGACAAATAATAAGTTTACCAGTAATACTGATAGTGGCTACCACCAGCAGTATGGGTTGGGTATGCCCATAGAAGAAACGGATATATCGTCTGAAATTATTTTTACTACGGAACAAGTTCAACACAAATTGGATGGTATTAAAGCAATTCTATTTAACCCAGATAACAGTGAATTATTTCATAACGCACCTGGAAAAGATTCTTCCATTTTAGAGGGAGGTTGGGCACGTGGTGAATTTTATGAAGGAACATTGACTAAAATAAAACAACAATTAGCTAATGCATTATTTGATGCTTCAAATAAACCATCGGATCCAACAACGTATTTTAAATTTCGTACAACTACCGATGATATTAATAAACATAATGATGTAGCGTTTCGGGAATTACAAGCAACAGTAAAAGGATATGGAATTCTTCTTGAAGCAATACTAAATAAAGAAGCTGGTTTGGCACGTACTGACGTAAATGATGCCACATCATATATTGCTATATCAAATCCTGTATCGCTAAGTATACCATCAACGTTGTCCGTTACACAATTTCAAGTCCCACTTCGTACTACGTTGCAACAAGCGGCAACAAATCTTATTATAGCAAAAACACTCGCATTTTTCGATGAATCCAGAGAATATAAAACCGTACTTGACTTTGGAAATGATACCCAATATGTAGCAGAAGCATGGAGAGTGTCTCCAAGTAATCCCAACGCAATACAACTTCGTCTATATACTCCGTTAAATGCATCCGTACAAGTATACGATTCCGCATTTATCGGACGGGAAATTGCCAAGAGTATCGTTGATATAGTTGACGTATTATTATCTCCGGAGGTTGACAATACCCCATATTTACGACCACGTAATACACATATTAAAGAAGAATCTGCTAATAAAAAATACATTAACAATATAACACTTTCTTCATTAAATTTGGGGAGCGGAACAGTATCAGGATCTAATATTTCATATGATAATACGGTATTTCGTCGCTGGTATACGGCAGATTTTAACTCATCCGAACTAAACATAGACTTTAGCAACTATAGTAACTTTGTACACTTTGGGTCTGCTCGTAATCGTATTGACGCATTTGCACAAAAATTATCAAAAATAGAACAACTAAAACTACAAACCACAGCGGATACAACATCATCCGTAGCTGGATATAGTACCTCTACCTATTCACCAACCAATGCAACTGCGCAAGCAAGCGCAATTGCAATTGAAAATGTCATCAGAAATTTTGACCCATACGAACAATTCCTATACTACACCACAGCATCCGTAGCGTATTCCGCTAGTGCTGATTATGCAAGTACGGGTATAGAATATAATTCGTCATCAAGTTGGCCAAAACAAAATGGTACACCATATAGTCCCACATTAATTGCTACCGCAAGTAATGCTTGGTACGTATTACAATCGGGTATCGCTGACAGATATGATTTAAATAATCCAAATTATTTAGTCACCCATCTTCCACGCCATATTCAAGAAGACGCAGAATCTAATGAATTCTTGATATTTGTATCTATGATGGGACATATGGTTGATAATATCAAAGTATACATTGACCAATTTCCCAACATATATTCCACAAATCCAGACCCGTATAGTGACCTTACGATGGATCAGGTCTATGAAGTTGCTTCCTCGTTTGGATTAAAACTTCCTAATGTATATTCATTGGAAGCATTGCAATCGTTTGTAGAAACCAATAATATTGATGGAGTAGACGGATCTCGTGTACTAGTATCGGAAACGTGGAAGCGATTCCTCCACAGTATGATATATATGTTCAAGTTGAAGGGGTCACGTACGGCATTTGATGCATTGTTAAATACCTACGGGATAAATTCACCAATCCTACAAGTCAAAGAAACTACATATCCATCCCAAGGAAATTATATTACCTCGGATGAACTAACATATGGAGTCACATTTAACAGCGCATCCACCAGTTATATTCAAATACCGTTCGTATCATCCTCGGTTGGTACGTCCACGGTACAACTGCGGTTTGTGCCAAGTATACGACAACTGGGAAGTATTGTAACCAGTAATACCAAGTGGTCTGTTAATGTGGTGCCACACCCAACCGCATCCCGTACGGACTATGGTCGTATTGAAATTGTAAGTGCAAGTACACGAATTGCAAGTAGTAGTTATTTCCCACTATACTCCGATGATTACACCACGTTTATGTTGCGCAGTCAATCATCTGGAATAGATTTTAATATCATACAAACCGATGGCAGTCAAATTCTATACCAATACTCATCGTCGGTTACGTTACCGCAATGGAGTACCACTGGGTATATCTATGTGGGTGGTAGTGGGTCCAACT